GATAAATAAAATTATGATTTTTAGAGTTTCCCCATTTAAATGGTAACGCTTTTTCTTTTTTATCAATTAAACAAATTAAATTTTTATCTAAACAAGAAGCTAGTTGAGTGGAATAATCATTAAAACCGATGTGAAGATCGCTTTTTTTAATTAAAAACGATATTTGGGAGGCATTTATTGACCCGTTGGTACGAATAACATTTTTTATTACCGCGCTCTGTTTATCGCCCAATTGAAAAATGGAAATATTTTTTTTAGATAAAAGAGGACTAATCAATGTTATGACATCATCCCAATATTTATAATTGTTGTTGCCCGTATCTATTGTTATAATTTTTTCTTCTACAAATGGAAAAAAAAGATCGTAAACATAGGGTTTCTCAGCCTTTAAGCCACATGACGCAGAGTAAGTATCAACGAGTTGCATGTTAAGAGTTGGTTTTTACTATTTGGTCAAAGTTATTTTTGTTTAAATGTGGGGTATAAACAACAGAAAATAAATCTTTATTATTTTCATCTTTTAATTTTTGTGGATAATTAAATGAATCATTATAATTTAACACTTCTTTGATATGAGGGTTGCCAAAAAGCATTAAGGCTCCAACTTCCCTACAGGCTACAAACAAATCATGATCAGGATACAATTCTTTTATAGAAGCAAATAAGCTAGAAGAAACGTAAATATCTAATTCTCCTTCTGGCATAACGTACAATATACGTTTTTTATTCTTAAAAGGTTTTAGCTTTTCTTCTAGAGATATATCTTTTGATTTTAAATTATCTGATTTTGCTACTCCTCTAAAATAATTTTCAATTGAAGCTGGAGGTACTCCCTTAGAAAGCTCTCCTAACCAATAAAGTAGTCCTTCATCTTTACTAGTTACTTTAGTTTTTAAAATATTTTTATATAAATTTTTTATCCACTGTTGAGCTTGGTTAGAGGCGGGAACTTCAGCATTAGGGTCTTTTTTTTCTGTTTTGGGATAATTTGATTTATCTACCAAGGGAGAAGATTCGATGAAATTTTCTATTTGTTTACCTATAGTTTCCACGGAAAAATTTTGTAAAGCCCAGTTTCGAGCAGCTTTGCCCATTTTTTCTTTTTTAACCTTATTCATCTCATAGACTTCTTTAAGTCTATCAGCTATATGATTAGGGTCAGTAGTGGCTTTTATAAATTGAGTACCAAATTCTCTGTACTCGCTCCATTTTAGATTAAAAGAATTTGCAGCGGATTCGCACATTTCTTGGCCACAGCTATAGTCTGTTACTAAAGTAATTAATTCTGCAAGTTTAGCTTCTTGAATAGGAATTTCTTGCCCACCAGAAGTAAATGGATGACAGTAAACATCCATTAAATTATAAACTTCATTTAATTCCATTTCTGAAACGCCAAGTGAAACTCCAGTAGTATTAACCGTATTGGGTTGTAGACAAAATCTACACTTATCGTTAGGTTTAACGAAAGTTTTCACTTCGTATTTATTGCATTTACTACAGATATGGGTAGTAATAATATCATTCCAATCCACTTCATGTTCGTCAGCTAAAGCCCTTATGTCCCAGCCCTCTTGAAAACTTGTATGAAGTAGGAGTTTGGTATTTTTAATATGTGGATTTTTATTACGAAATTTTTTAAACCCTTCGATTAAGTTAGGTACAGATTTTCTCAACTGGTTTCTAAACACATACCCAATTACATAACAATCTTCAGGTATATTATTTTGCTCTCTTAATTCTCGTCTTTTATCAGAAGATAATTTTTTAAAATTATGGGTGTCAATAATACCATGAACCGTTTTTACATGTTTGTGACCTAATCTATGCATTTCTTTCGTCGCAAAACTGCTCCACATCCAATAATTTTTAATTTCAGGAGCTAATTCTACGGCTGTAGGTAGCAGAGGAAGAGAATCTAGAGTTGTCCATACTACAGAAGAAATTTTATCAAACCAATGTTTGCTTACAGCAAAATCTAATCCCCAGATATCTTGCGCCCCAATAAAAACATCAGGTTTTTCACTTTCGATAATTTCATCTAAATTGTAAGCACCGTAATGAGCTATTTTACTTAATTTAGGGTCTCGATTAATTTCATTACATTTTTCTGGAGAGCTTGGTAAAGTCCCTATAGATTTCCAAGGAGTCTTTTCTAGATCGGGGGAAGCCTCATTCATTCCCACGCAAAGATGCACTAAATCATATTTATTTTTTTTATATAAATAAGAGAGAAGAGCTTTTGCGCTACGAGCAAAACCTGTTTTCGTTAAAGAAAAATCAGTTAATATTAATACTTTTTTTTTGCTCACTTTTAAAAATCGTAATTTTCTTTTTTACTTTCAGGAGCTGATTTCTGAGAATTATTTTTATAAGCTTGATCAGAAGCTTTGTAGCTTTCTGTTAATATAGTATGTAAATAAATTTTTAACCTCATAGCTTCAGGATAGTAAAAGCCGATTAAATAATTTTGTTTATCTGTAGAATCTTCTTTATCTTCTCTGTTTACGGAAAAAGAAAAACCTAACTGCTCATCGTTTTTAACGTAAGGTTTAAAATTAAATTTTACGATCTGTTTTTGACTACCGTGATAGCCGCTATACTCTGCGTTTCTTTCGATTGCATCAATAAAGCCAGCTATTTCTGTATCACTGAATTTTACAATAGCTCTTTTTTTAGGATTATCTTTATTTTTTGAAAAAGAACCAGTTTTTGTTTTAGAATTCCAAGAATCTTGCTTGATTAAGCTAACCCAAAAAGTATTATCTTCTGAATTTCTCCAAAAAGAACATGCCGTTCCACTAGACTTTGAGTTAGGTTTATAAAATTGTAAACTCATCTTTTAATTATAGGATATCTTTATTATTTGTCAAGGACTTATCGTTGGATATCTTTTTCCCTTTTAAGTCTGCAAGTTTAGTATAAATAGAATTTTTTCTTTGAGGATAAATTTCATCAGCGAAAATAACTTCGTCTTTTGTTACCCCTTTAACAATCACTATTTCTCCATCAGTAGGGGCTTTAGAGCCATCTTTACCGATAGCATTCCACATTTTATCATTAAAAATCATTATTTTAATTTGCTTGTTTTCGTCAGACAAATTAAACCTAAAATAAGGATTTCCATTACGAGATGTGCCTCTAAAAGGTTTTCCCTCTACGAATCCTACTACTTTAACCCTACTGTCTGGAGCGCAATTTTTTGCAGTGTTTAAGGTTATTAAATTATTAGTATAATTAGACCAAATATCTATTAATCTAATTCCATAGGTATATCCAAGTAACTTATTCTCGTAATACCAATTAGCAAAATCTTCAGATTTATTATTTTGCTTATAAATATCATTATATTTAGAAACTTTTTTCTTTATTGTACCTTGGCGTTTCTCTAAAATATAAAGTTTTCCATCAGGATTTTTGTGAGTATAAAGATATTTAATTATTTTAATTAAATCATAATCAAATTTTTTACCAAATTTATGAACCAAAACTTTTTCTCTAGAAGTGAGGGTATTCCAAACTTGAGCTTCGTATACAACTCTAGTTCTAGATTGATTAAATCCTTCAAAAGAGCCAGCTTGAATTAAAGCACATAATATGCCCATATCTACCCCTGCTTTTTTTGCAGCCTCAAATATTTCAAATTTTGTAGAATACTTATTTTTAAATTTTTGAAGTTTTTCTATTGACTTGTCAGAAATGCCTTTTATAGAAAGTAATCCGAATCTAATGCCATCATTTTCAATCGAGAAATCCATCTGAGATTTAATTAAATGAGGAGGCAAAAGACTAACTCCCAATTCATTCATCTCTCGATGTATCTTAGATATTTCTGGTATGGGTTCAGGTTCATGGCGACTCATTTTGAGCAATGCCAAGAAAAACTCTTTGGGATGCTTAAATTTTAAATAGGTTGTTAGGGCGGCTTGGGCAGCATAGGCAATAGAGTGAGATTTATTAAATGAATAGTGAGCTGAATCCTCCAAAACTTTCCAAAGTACATTAGAAATTTCAGGCTCTAAATTATTTTCTGCCACCTTTTCTTTAATTTTCTTTTTCCACTTGCGAACTTCAGAAATCTTTTTCTTCCCTACAATACGGCGTAAAATTTCAGCTTCATCAAGGGTAAATCCGATTTTATTAGCCATTTTCATCATTTGCTCTTGATATAAGCAGACTCCACCAGTGGTGGAAAGAATATCTTCAAAGAAAGGATGAATCACATCATAAGTATTATTATTAGTATAGTTTGCGTATTGATCAACGTACGAAAGAGCACCTGGTCTTGCTAAGGCGAGTACAGCACTAAGCTCTTCTAAATTTCTTGGTTTAACTTTTTGGCAGACTTTGAAGTTAGTTTCGGCTTCAATCTGAAATAAACCATGAGGAGTTTTTAAATCTTGAAAATGACGATAAATAAAAGGATCATTTAAGTTTATATCTTCTTTATTTATTTCAAGCTGCTTGCATACATCATCTATAACCGAAGCGCATCTAAGTCCAAGAATATCTAATTTTACATTTGATATAGAAACCCAATTCATGTCAAAGGATGACACTGGGTTTTTATCAGAAGATAATTCCACAGGGCAAGAGTCTTCTAGCAAATCGTAAGAAAGAGCAATCGCAGACGGATGTACTCCTTTATTTTTTACCAATCCTTGTAATTTTAATGCAATTTTATACGCTTCTTTATTCTTATCTGCCCAAATTTTGAATTCTTCCACTTCTTCGTAAGCTTCAGCTAAACTTTTTACCTTGCCAAAAACTTTAGGTATTAGAGCGGAAACCTTAGTCATTTCTTGATCTGTTTCTTCTGATACAATTTTACCGCACTCTTTAATTAAAAGTCTTGTATTTAACGTATTTACAGTTAAAATTTTACTAGTTTTTCCCTCAAATTTATCGCGCAAATATTGAAGAACTTTTTGGCGGTTATAATAACATACATCTACATCAATATCTACCATTAAAGAGCCGTCAAGGTAAGTAATTCCGTGTACGATTTTCTTCTTAGCTCTTACTTTGGATACAAATCTTTCAAAAAAGAGTTCATATTTAATGGGGTCAATACCTGTAACCCCAATTAAAAATAAAACTAAACACCCCGCCGCACTTCCTCTCCCTAAACCAATAGCAATATCATTTTTTTTACAAAAATTAATAACATCCCATACCAAAAGAATATAATCGGTAAATCCTAAACTTTCTAAAGTTTCTAATTCATACTCTAGCCTTTCTTGATAAGACGATTTAGGTAGCTTTTTCTCTTTTAAGCCTTTTTCACATAGAGCTTTTAAAAAAGCGTAATTATGTATATCTTCACTAACCCCTAACTCATGTTTATATTTATTTTCTATATCGAAAGTAGGTAATCTTACGCCGTGTAAGGGTAGATCAATATTTGAAAATTTATCAGAGTAAGGAGTCATGCGTTATCTTCTATCCATCTAGATATATCTTTATCAGATTGCTCTTTTTTTGAAGAATAGTCCATATAAAAAATATCTTTATTTCTAATTAAATTTACATATCTTTCATCTGTTTTACCTTTTTCCATTAATGGCCCAACAGCTATGGCGGTTTTTTTTCTTGAGGAGATGCCGCACCACCCAGCCCAACTGCAACATGATAATACAAAATCTGCTTTATTCATGATCAAGTTTATGGCTTCAAACATGGAAATTTTTCCCATAAGATTGATAATGTTAAAATTATTAAATAAAAAGGGATAAAGTTTTTCGCATTCCTTTAAATTATCTTTAGAACCAATTAAATATATTTTATATTTTTTTTCTAATAATTGTTTTACGCTTTCGCTCCATTCACAAATATAATCATTAACAAGTTCTGAGGGTTTATTTTTAAGTGACAAAGGCTGAAAAACGGCTATTTTACTTCCTGAAATTTTTAAATTAGAATCTGGAAATAAAGAAAAATCAATAAAATCTGCCAAATTACTTTTATAATTGTCATCATAACCAACATCTATATACCCAAATATTTCATACAAACATTTTTCAACATCTTCAATTAGATAACGCTGGTCTAGATCAAAGTGGACGCTCTTAATTGTATCAAAAGTACTCCAAAATTTTAAAATATCAGCGGTAGTGTTTATGTATCTTTTATGGTGCGCGTCAAAAAGATTTCTACTTGTGTGGATTACGATACCCTGCTTTCCTAAAGCTTTCATATGGTAATGACAGGAAAATAATCCCAAAAACTGATCTCCCCATAAACCAGTTGGAAAAAAGACGTGTAAATATGGGTCTTTTATCTTGTTCATAAGTCAATTTCCCATTTTAGCTTATTCCACACCTTTAAATTTAACTCTAAATCGACCAAAGCGTTATGCAATTTATCATAATCGTGTTTAATCGCGTAATATTTACCCATAGCTGTTAAATTAGTTTTTACGCCCTTAACTCTTTTCGCTACCGTACGATATTGATATTCTAAAAAATTATCTTTTTTATCATATTTTTTATCTGTATGTATCCCCCTCGCTATACAATTAGTGTCTATAATTTTATTTACTAAAGGAGCGTAATCATCCCCCATATATTCATAAAGACCTTTAATTAAATAAATGTCAAATCCAAGTATATTGTGACCTACAATGTAATCAGCATTATCGAGCCAATCTTTAATAGTAGGATAAACATCTTCGGGGGAAGCCCCTTTCTTGTTCATAGTTTCTTGACTGTAGCGCGTGATCCTAGCTGCTTCTGCACCGATCTTAAGATGAGTATCCCACTTAATATAAAAGTCTTTAGAGCTTTTAATTTCATCCCCTTGAACTTTAAGCATGGAAATTTGCCAAGGCAAATTATGGCAAAAGTTTAAACATAGGTTAAATGTCTCGCAGTCTATAAAAACAAAAGTTTTTTCTTTATCGTATCTAAGGAGTTTTTTCATGATTTTTTTCTTGCCAGCTTTCGAAGCAAAACTCATCACTACCCATGTGTTCTAAGTTGGGTTTACCTAAAGTAGTTCTATTATCGATAGCCCTAAAAGTAATATAAGGTTTAAAGTCTTTTTTATTTTTATAATAAATACTTTGAGCGTAAATTATATTAGAATGAGAGTTATTTTTTGAGTACTCCTTAACGCGATTAGCTATAATATTATCAAAAGGTAAATTATTTTGTTCTATGACTAAATCTAATTTAAATTTATTAAGGGGCTCTGAGCACCAAAAGTCTTCCAAGTAGTTTTTGTGTATAAATGAATCATAAAATGGAGCAACTAATTGTAAATCTTCTTCATCCCATAGAGAAGAGAGTAAATTAAAGTCTGCTCTTGGCGTATAATAAAAACCTTCTAAGGAGGCTTTAGAAAATATTTTTATTAAACGCTTGTATCCATTCGTATTTTTTGCAAAAATAATATATTTACAAGTTTGATCAAGGCTTTCTTTATCTTTTTTTGTTAAATCATTACACAATGAAATTCTTAAACCAAAAATCATTTTAAGGTTGTTTTGTACCGAATTAACATAAGCCTGAAGAAATCCAGACATGTTATCATCTACTAAAAAAAAGGTATCTAAATTATTTTTTTTACATATATCAATTATAGAGTCAGGCCCATTTTCAGAGTCGGAACCCTCATTTTCAAGAGTTAAAATAGACCTACCTATACTATAATGAGATTTAAAGAAAGGGGATACTTTCATTGCGGAATAGTAAGAAAATTTTTAAATAAAGTCAATCTAAAATGGAAAATCTGAACCCTCGTCTTGAGTCGCTTCTTTATGCGTGTGAGCGGGGCAACCTGAGTAATGTTTTTTTTGTATACTTTGATTTTTTTGAGGATTTAAATCGTTTTTATTTTTTGAGCTGTACAAGGTTTTTCCATTTTCATCTACAACTGCGTAGTAGTCATAAGGAAACTTGTAATCACAGTGCCACATAACAGAACCATCTTTTTTAAGTTGACCTTTGTACTGAGCAAAACCACAATTTAAAGGGCCAATAAATCCTTGGTTTTTTTTAGGAAATGGTTGTTTAGATGCAAAATTACTTTTAGCAAGTTGTTCTGTGAAATTATTAAATTTATTAAATAAATCTTCTAGGTAATATTCAAATCCAGCGAGTTGATCATCCGTGTATTTTATTTGTATACAGGGTTCGTCTGGAAATTTTAAAAATTGAAATTCTATAGTGGCGTCTGTTAGTTTGGGCCACACTTGTTTCGCAGCCAGAAGGTAAGCGAAAGCTTGCACATTGTAATCTATTTCATTTTCAGAAAACTTTTCTTTATTAGTTTTATAGTCAACAATTTTAATCTTTCCTTCTTTTTTGTATTGCACAGGTTTGTCGATAAAGCCCATCATTTTATAACGAGGTTCTTTATTATCTAATAAAAACTCTTCTTCGGGGTTATCTATTTTAGCTCCTTTACCTCCTAAAAAGTCAAGACTTAATCCAACTAAAATCATATCATCACACATTTCAAAATTTTCGTTAGAAGCAAACTCCTCTCCCGCTAATCTTAAGGATTTTTTTACCAATCTTTCTATTGAGGGTACTATTTTTATAGTATGAGATTTAAGAATTTTTTTGATATATTTTTTATGCCTTGGGTTTAATAAAACCTCTAGGATAAGATGGCAAGCTGTTCCACGAACGTTGCCATCATTTTTAGATTTAGGTAAGCGGAGCTCATAGTTGCACCAATACTTCCAACTACATGATTCCCATGTTTTAATTCTTGAGGCTGATAAAATACTTTCAGACATTAGATTTCCACCTTATAATTTCATCAGTAGTCATTTCATTAAAATCATTTTTAGTAGGTAATGCTATTTTTGAATTATTTTTTGTAAAGTAATAATTTAAAGTATCAAGTATTTTAAGCGCACCTTTGTTGCCAGCTTTATTGTCACCATCATTATTTAAAGCTATAATTATTTTATTTACCTTTAGCTTTATAAGATAGAAGAGTACGGCTTTACTAAGGTTAACCCCAAATAAAACTATGCAGTTTTTAATACCCGCTTGCCATAAAGATAGCATGTCACCTATGCTTTCCACAAGTATAACTTCTTTTGTTTTCCTTAATTCTTTTTCGTTTATAAACGTAGGATAAATCCATTTGGACTTTGGCCCGTAATGTAGCCACTTTGGACGCTTGGATTCTGCCTCTAATTTTCTGCCAGATAATCCAATTACATCCAAGCGAGAATTAAATATTGGAAATATATATCTATTATACATTTTTCCGCCCTCTACTCCGTTGTCTACTCCAGAGTTGAACTTATCCAATACTTCAGTAGAAATACCTCTTTGGTTCCAATAAGAGTGATTTTTAGTAATTAGAGAAAGGTTTTTTTTGTCAAAGATTTTATCTATATCTACATATTTTATATGATTTACATGAGACTCCTTTATTGAGGTGTAGTTAGTTTTCCCAAGCCAATTAATGGCATCATTTAAGCTTTTAAAATTAAGAGTAAGCTTAACTAATTCCTCTAACGGACCTTTAAATTCTTCTCTGCCATGATCTTTAAAATAACCAGAGTTTTTAAATATACAAAGGACGGTATCGTTTCCTGAATCACGGTAAAGAGGTTTTGTTCTATATACTGCCCCAGAATCTTGGAGGTTTGTATAACCTAATTTATGTAAAATGTCTACGAGATCATTCATAATAGATCATTTGATAAATCATGATCTTCGCTTTGACTTCTGACAATGTCTCTTAAATCTCCTTTGTCTATAATTTCGAAATTATGAAAAGATAAGTTTATATAATTTCTAGTATGACTTCTTTTGCCGTTAGCGCCAACCCTTTCTACAAAATCAATGTGTCCCGCTGATCGCGCTCCTCCATGTCTACTTTTTATAACAGTAAACATATGGGTTCCAAATTCTAAATCTAAAGGGTTTGTTATTGAGCTTATTTCAGCACCAGTAACGTCTTCGTTTTCAAGATTAGGTTCATCTAAAGCTACGTCAGCTACAGTTTTAGTCCTTAGTATGGCGACAAATTCTGCATACCTTTGAATCCTATCAGAGTCTGCAATTGCTGTACTGTCATCAGCTATTCCTGCCGCATTTTTATTACTACCGAAAGAGTCACCGCTTCTATTTGCTTGTGCGGCGGTAAGCACTACACAATTTAAAGAACGAGCTAATTGATGAAGTTTATCCATATGGTCGCCCAATGCTTGGTGCTCGGCCCAGTTTTTTTTCAAAGAATTTGAATCACATTTTACGTAATCATAAATCATTACAAATGGATTTCCGCTTCCTACTTCAGTATAATAAAAATCTAAGGCGATAGCTTCTATCTCTTCTATGCTTTTGCCTCCCACGTACATATGGTAAATTTTTTCATCAGATTTAATTTTTTTAGCCCCTTCATAAAATTTTTGTTTAGTTTCTTCGTTTTTAAACCATTTATTTTCTTCTAATGAGTAAACGCTTGCACCAGAAATAGACGCAAACATTCTATCTTGAACGACTTCTTTAGTCATTTCTGTATCTAATATAAGAATTGGTAAATCATAGGAATCGTGTAGATGTTTAGAAACATGGTTAAGCATCGTAGATTTTCCCGCGCCGCCTCGCGCCACAATAACATGAACACACCCCTTTCTTAATTTACCGTAAATATCAGTAACTGTTTTATAAGGCCATTCATATCCGATGACTTCTTTTTCTTCGGGATTAGATGCATCATATTCTTTTTGCTCAATATAGCCTTCCCAAAGCTTGGTTGGCTTTTGGCCTTGAGAAACTGGAATCTTCATCCCCTCACTAAAGGTGCGGTTAATTTCGTCAAATTTTTCTGGTAAAGATATATTTTCTTGTAAAATTGTTTGTATTTTTTTACATGCCTTTTTACCTTTTCTTTGGTAGTCTAGTTCTATTAGTTGAGTTATTAATTCAGTGATCTCTTCAGGTGCGGGGGGCGATACACATATTGCATCTATTAAATCTGAAAGTTTATTTCCCACTCTATCCGTCCAGCCTAATTGCTCGAATTTATTCCTCATTGAGTCTGTAGAAACTCTTCTTTCTTCATTTAATTGCCTTGTTATTTCTTCATATATTGAACGATGTTCAGAAATATAAAAAAGTTCATCATGCAAGATACTTTTATTACGTATTAATTGGTCTGTGCTAGTTATAATTCCAGCGAGTACATCTCTTTCCGTTTCGGAACAATAGTCGTTTTTCATTTTATATTAAAATTTTAAATTTATCATATATAAACTCCCTATTGAGTTTATTTACATCCTCTTCTTCAAGCTCGATAAGGGTAAAGCTATTTTGCTCTAGCCACAAGGATTTTTCGTGGTCCCTTTTTAATGATTCCAAATAATTCATTCGAGAGTTATTGTGAAAAAATTTATTAAAACTTGAATGCTGTGGGCCGTTTACTTCAATTGCTATTTTTTTTGTAGCATTTAAAAAGTCCACCTTCATTTTGGAGCCATATACGGGAAACTCTTCGTAAACTATTTGATTTTTCCAAATAGATTTAAAAAATTGCTTGGCTTTAAATTGAAGTTTTGACCGTGATTTGGAATCCCAATCTATAAGAAATCTTGTAACATTTTTAGACTGTAGTTTTCCGTATACATTATATAATCTCATTCTTATTAAATTGGTGGAGGCGAGGGGAGTTGAACCCCTGTCTTTAAAGCCATCGGCTCAAAAATACTACAAGCTTAGTCAGTGTTAATTACTCACGCTTCATCACTGACACCTACACGCGAGGTTGGAGACCCTTTATTTAAACTAGACCATCTCCTTATTCTAGTTTTTTTTGCTCGTTATCGACGCCCTAGCTCTTTAACGAGCATCCAGAGTAGGACGGGTAGCTTAAGCAGCTACAGCAGCTTCTTCGGCCCAACCAAACTTAGCGAGAATCGCATCAGCTTCGTCAAGCGAAGGAGCCATATCAACAATGTTATCGGCAGTTGAATAGCCTTGATAGATTTTTTAAGAGGCCGACCATCATCCTCTGCTTGCTATTTGGCGTAAGACCCTAAATCGAATCCAGTACGCCCCCATATTATAAATTTACACTTTTTTTGGGAGAGACTCAAGATTTCTTTAGAACTTCTCTGAATTTTTTAAAAAGATATTTACCTATTTTTTCATTTTCTTCAAAATATTTTCTTAAATTATCAATACCTTGATGCTGCTTTTTAAACTCTAAATTTAATTTTTCTTTTACCTCCTCTATAATTTCGTCACTTATAGTAACCCAAGCTCCCTTGGCTTGAGCCATGTCGAACATTTGGAGCATTTCTACTACTTCGTACTCGGCCCAGATACTTTGACCATTAGTTCTTCCGTACCGTATGGGGTATTTAACTTCAATGCCAGTTTTTTCGTTTGCAGTTTTTCTAAAGATAATCTTACACCAATGTCCTAGCTGGTCTCCTTTGCCATTTGGTTGAGTAGAAATTATATCTTTATTAAAGCGAGGCTGAAATTCTAGAATCCAATCGCTATAATGTAAAGCAGCATTACCACCTGAAGCATTAGTTATTTGTGGGTCACCTTTTTCATATGGATTGATTTTAATATTACTCCTTACTTGGGAGATCATATAGCAAATATGTCCTTTACTCGCGAACGATAAAGCCATTCTTTTTAAAAAATCAGAAGTTAGCAACGATCCTCCTGCGACTTTAACTGCTTCGTCTGAACTTTTTTCTAAGTCTCCCCTTGGTACTAAAGCGTCCATTGAATCAATGATAAACATGTAACGTGTATCATTTGAGTTATCATGAACCAATTGCCTCAATAAATCAATTACAGACTCAAAAATATTACACTTATAAACAAAAAATTTATCTTCGCTGGTATCTAAGCCAGAGCGTTCAAGCATTTCTTCGGAAAGTCTTCCTTCAGACTTTACATAAACTATCATGGAGTTTTCTATTTTTTGAAAATTTCTAGCAAAAGCCAAAGCGCAAGAAGTTTTACCTCCCTCTGTAACCCCTGAAGCTCTAATAACTCCTGGCTTAATGCCTCCTCCCATTTCAATATCTAACTTGAGGCTTCCGCTGGATACCGTATAGTCTCTTTCTTCTTCGAAATTATAATGATCCGATTGGTTCTGCTTTAGGTAGTCTTGAATTTGGTTAACTGAGCTATAACCTTCGCCAATTTCTTTTTTCTTTTTTTTCATTTTATTTAAATTCTAATATTTTGTTTTTAATGTATTTTACATTACCCTTTAATCTCTCAGATTGATCTTTGTATGTACTTGCCTCTGGGTTATTTTTAAAATCTTCGATTAATTTTGTGAAAATTCTTGACGATTCTGACAACAATTTGGTATCTTTATTTATTGTTCCTTTTCTTTCTAGAGTTACTGCTACCGCATCACGCAAAAGCCAATTATTTTCATAATAACTATTTAACTCAACTTGCCATGCGTCATGTTCTATTGGGCATTTTGTTTCTTTTATTCGTATAGCCAAATTAAAAGCTTGCTCCCAATCTTCTTTCTCATAGTAATTCCAGAACAAACGACATAATGATTCACCTCTATGAGGCGCGATATTAAAAGATATAAAATACTCTTGCATAGCTTCCTTGTTTCTATCGAGTCTATCTAGTAATTCCGCTTTTAAATAATGCAAATACCAATCCTCTCCACTACCGCTAAAATTATCAATAAACTTATCATAATAAAAAATCCCTCTTTCTAAGAAAGATTTTAATTGATCTTTTCCATAAGGGAAGTATTTGTAGCTAGTAGGGTCGTTTAGTTGGTAGCCAGTATAGTTAAAAGATTTACACAAATACATTAAATGATATCTCTCTTTATCTAGACTTGTACCGTCTTTGAATCTTTCGTGTAATTGGTTTTCAAGCTTTAGGATGTCTTGGATATATTTTATTGGATTTTGATAGCTATTTCCAGCGGCTTTCCCTAAAGCAAAATGCTTAAAGCCTATTGGTAAAACTTTAGCATTTGGTTCCCTGCCATCTTTTAGGTGAATGGTTTCATGCGCTACGTCATCAGCCCAGTACCAAGGAAGACCCCATTTCCATAACCACATTCTAGGTACAACATGCTGACCTGATTGAAAAATTACTTGCCACGCTTCTTGGGTTGGTATAATTGACCAATTAAAATCATCAGCAACTTTTATTCCTTCGTCAGCATCAATTCTTAAGATATAATCGCATCCATGCTTTGTATTCTCTAAAAAATCCCACGAATGCTGTCTGTTTATACCGTGTCCTTTCCATCCAATTTTACTTTGATAAAGTCTACCTTTTACTTTATGTTTTTTAAAAAATTTTTTTATAATATCTTGAGTACCGTCTGTTGAACCATTGTCTACAAGCACCCAGTAATCAATGTAATCGACAGCGCTTTCTAGCATTTTTTCTATAATCGGCGCTTCGTTTTGAACGTGAGTCCATAAACAGATTTTAACTTTATCTTGTTTTTTTGCCATTTTTAAAAAGGTCTTTGTAGGAAAGAGGTTTTTTGTTTTTATTTATGCTTTTATTAAATTTCTTGGACTCATCAAATTTTTCAGCTTTTACCTCTTCAAATTTAATTTTATTTACAGATTCGAATTCATCTATAGCTTTCCTTAGATACTTTACACCGTCAGAACTATTAAAAAAATTTAAAGAATTTAAGTAAAATCCTAAGTTTAGTTGACTCCAAAATTTAACATTAGGATAATGATTAAATAATTCTTTAGACGCTTTAGTTTCTCTAGCCCAATCTACTTGGGAAAAATCATTAGGGTCTTTGATTAATTGCCAGATTAAAACCCAGAATTGATTTTTAGGTTTTACCTGTTTATTGGTGGAGCGAGAAATAATTCGCCTACCTATTTCGAAGCCTTTATCACTCATTTAAATCGTTTTTCACCATTTTTTTAACCAAATCACGAAAAGAGACTTCAGGCTTCCATCCTAATTCTAATCTTATCTCGGTAGGGTCACCAAGAAGTAATTCTACTTCGGCAGGTCTATAAAATTTAGGATTAATTTTCACAAGTACCTCTCCTTGTGTAGAATTTCTATAGAATTTAGTTTGCAGAGGGTCGTTTTCATTCTCTGTCCAATTTCCGTTAATATCAGCAGCACAGAAGGCTCTATCAACAAATTCTTTAATAGTGTGGGTTTCTCCACTAGCTAATAGATAGTCTTTAGGGGTGTCTTTGTTTAGCATTAACCATATCCCCTTAACAAAATCTTCAGAGTCACTCCAATCCCTTTTCGCATAAATATTGCCAAGCTCTATAGGTGATATATGTTCTTTGTTATCTATTTGTTTTTTTATTTTAGCCACACCTTTGGTAATTTTTCTAGTAACAAACTCTTCACCCCTCTTAGTACCTTCATGATTAAATAAAGTACCGTGAACAGCAAACATATTATAAGACTCTCTATAAACTTTTACTATGTGTCTAGCCGCGCATTTTGACGCGCCATACGGACTTCTGGGCTTGAGAGGATGGTTAAGGTCTTGCGGAGAGTAATCCACATTGCCGAATTCTTCGCTGCTTCCTGCACTATAAAATCTACATGCTGGGCTATGTTCTTTTATTGCTTCTAGACACCTTAAAACTCCTGTGGCGTTTGTATCGAATACTTGAAGGGGCATTTCCCAGCTACACCCAACAAAACTATTGGCGGCAAAATTAATAAAATAATCAGGCTTAATTTCTTTTACTAAATGAGAGATACTTATCTCGTCTGTTAAGTCTCCATATACTAATTTAAATTTAGGGTTATCTAAAAAACTTTTGCAATTTTTAAAATTTGGGGAAGCTGCCCTTCTTATCATTCCGAAAACATTATACTCAGTGTTTTCAAGAAGATATTCACACATATTTGCTCCATCTTGGCCAAGTGTACCTGTTACTAAAACTTTTTTCATATATCTTTTAATTTACTAAAAACTTGAGCTACAGCATCATCCATATCTAAATATTTATATGTAGCTAATCTACCAACAAATATAACATTGGTTAAAGTGTCGGCAATTTTTTTGTATTTTTTATATTTTTCTTGATTATTTCCAAAGGGTTTAGGATAGAATGGTATATTATTTTTGGTGTGTTCACAAGGATATTCTCGCGATATTACAGTTTGAGCTACATCTTGTTTATGCCAGTGAGAATGATCTACGCTTCTTGTCCAAGGTTTTTTGTTGCATTCATTTAATTGAAAAATATCGGGCCTTTTTTGGGCAGTTTCAAATTGTATTTTCAATGATCTGTATTCAAGCCATCCACACTTATAATTAAAATAATCATCAACTTTACCTGTATAAATTAATAAATCATATTTTTGTTTTTTGTATTCTTGGGGATCACAACCTAAATTAACTTTAATAGATTGTGTCATATTATTAAACATTGAGGTATAGCCATTTTCAGGAATACCTTGATATTTATCAAGATGAAAACATAAGCTGGGGTCGTCTCTTTTTGTTGGTACACGACCACTTATAGATTTAGGAAATTTATCCCAAGGTATGCCCCACATTTTTTCACTATAATCTTTAAAGATTAACTCTTTAATTTGCTCGGGGGTTTTGAGGCCGATTATTTTTTCACTAGCGGGAGAATAAGGTAATGGGATTAGGCCTTTGGCGGTATTGCCCATAACTCTTAAACAAACATTATTGAATTTAGAATATTTATTTAAAAATTTCCAAACTTTTTCATTATTAGTATGGAAACCATGAGGGCCATATTGGTGAACCATAACCCCTTCAATTTTTTTGTCGTAGCAATTACCCCCTATGTGATGTCGTGTATCGAATATTTCAACATCATACCCTTTTTCTTTTAATAAAATAGCGGCTGTTATACCGCTTATTCCGCAGCCAACTACAACACTTTTCATTTATTACTGTTTACCCATTCTTCCAGAACAACGGTGGGTTTGTAGCCAAGCACTCTAGATATTTTAGATATATCAGCAAGAGTCTCCGTTGCTTCTCCTAGTCTTGAGGGTACGAATTCGATTTGTTTTCCTATCATTTTAGATATTTCAAGAATAGTATGGTTTCTGCCAGTTCCCACATTAAATATTTCACCATAATAGTGAGCTAAATCTTGTTTTTCTGCTGCAAGCATATTGGCTTGGACTACGTCGTTAACGTGTGTGAAGTCTCTTTTCTGTGATCCGTCACCAACTATAGTCATTGGTTTGTTTTCTTTGTTTTGTTTTATAAAAAGTCCAACAACAGGTGCGTACATTCCTTTAGTTGGCTGTCTCTCTCCATAAACATTAAAGTATCTAAGCGTTATGGTATTTAAGCCCCATAAAGAATAGTAAATTTTGCACATGTCCTCTCCTGCTACCTTTGACACTGAATAAGGATTAAGACAGTCAGTCTTCATATCTTCAGTTAGCTTGGTATCGCGATCAAAAAGTTTATTAATAAGTGGAGAATTTTTTCTTCCGTAAGCAGACGAAGTGCTTGAATATATTACCCTAGAAACGTTATTAGCCCTACTTGCCTCTAGTATGTTACACGTACCTACAAGATTAGTGGCGCATGTTTCTTGGGGTCTCGCTAAAGTTGGCTGAATTCTTGATTCTGCGGCTAAATGAAATACTAGGTCAACATCTTTAAAAAGAGGTTCTATTAAGTCATATTTTTTAATATCAACTTGTGAGTAATTAGCCTTATCGTTGTAGTAAAATTTTTCATTACATTCTGAAGATAAATTATCTATTACTGTAACTTTGTATTTTTTATCTATCAATTTATCAACTAAATGGCTTCCAATAAATCCACACCCCCCAGTTACTATAGCTTTTTTCATAATAATTAAACGCTAGCCGAAATTATATCGCATACATCCTGATGTCTTTGTCTCATTAAATCTACAAGTTCTCTTCCTTCTAAGTTAAACCAAGGCTCGTGTGCCGCTCCTAAAAGCTCGTTGGTATATACATGCACCTTCATCATCTTAGCCTCTACGGCTACC